AGCGTGCCACACTTAATGTGTCGCTGCAGTCGGATGGTGAAATGGTCCGCACCTCCGCTCCGACGGCCCCATAATGAGCAGAGACGCTAAAGTTGAACTCGACTGGGCGGATGGTACTTATACCTTCCGCCTCGGATGGGGTGAATTGGAAGCGCTGCAGGAAGCCTGCGACGCTGGCCCTTGGGTTATTCTGGAGCGGCTATTCACCAAACAGTGCCGGGTTGGCGATATTGCCCACGTTATCCGGCAGGGATTGATTGGTGGAGGCTTGGAGCCGACTGCCGCCACGAAGCTTGTGCGAACCTATATCGAAAAACGCCCGCCAGCTGAGAATGTCGTCTTCGCGACAGTCATTTTGCAGGCTGGCATTCAAGGCGTGCCAGAGGAACCGGTGGGGGAGCAAACGGCGGCAAATCAGACGGAGAGCAACTTGACAGTCTCCCCAACGGAAAAGTCAGATTTGCCGCGGTCTACGGCAACGGTGCGGCGCTCGGCTTCACGCCGCAAGAGGTAAGGCGCATGTCCATGTGGCAGTTCATGGCTGCCGTTGATGGATATGTGACGGCGAACTCGACCGACGATGGCGGCTTGAGCCAGAAGGAAAAAGAAGAGCTTTGGGAGTGGGTGAACGAGGGGTAGAGACAGCAACGGGCGATGAATAGTCAGGGAGCGACTATCAACATCAAATAGGCTACAAAAATGACCAAATGCGACAATCCGGTAAGCAAAGTGGTGCGTCCGGTTCCGAAGCTTACTACGCTCATTGCTAAGGCCATAAGAATTAGAACAATGTCTCCATGTTCAAGCCCCAACGTCAAGGGACGAGATACAACGAGACTGGCTACAGCCACGGCCGGTATCGTCAAGCCGATAGTGGCGCATGCTGATCCAAGAGCAATGTTGAGGCCGCGTTGAAGCTGATTGTTTAGCGATGCCTTGATGGCCGAAATTGCCTCGGGTAGCAGTATGACTAGTGCAATCATGGCGCCGATGATCGCGTCTTTTTGTGGAACTTCGAAATAAGCCAATCCGTCTTCAACTCCAGATGCGACGAATTCGGTTAGCAACACGATTCCTATTAGTCCGCCGAATAAGAAGAGAAGGTGGGAAAGTATACTGGAATCTGTTCTGTGATTGTCATGATGTTGTGCGGTGTCGACCTGGATGAAGTCGTCTTTTTGCCCCTTGCTCTGCGCAAATAAAAAACATGCGTAGAGGAGAAATGAAAGTACGGCCACGAACATCAGCTGCACGGGCGTGAACGTTCCGGAATCGACCGATAGGGTATAGTTGGGCAAAATCATCGTTAGGCCCGTCAAGGCAATTAAGACGGACAGAAACGCGCTCGTACCTTGCGTTTTAAGTTCTTGCCTCTTGTGGCGGACGGCGCCAAGGGTAATTGCAAGCCCCACCACCCCTGTACAGACGATCATTACAGTCGAGAAGACGGATTCACGAGCTAGGGTTGGATTGTTATCGCCGTGCAACATCATTGATAAAATAATGGAGACTTCGATACATGTGACCGCCAATGTTAGGATCAATATCCCATAAGGTTCACCAACTCGATGCGCGATATACTCAGCGTGATGCAGAACCGCATATATTGTGCAGATAACAAGCGCTGAAGCGGCAGCCTCTATTAGTACAAGAAGAATAAGATTTGTTTCTATTAAAGTAGATTTTACAAATAATAAGGCAATCGCGAGAATAAAGCTTGCTAGTGGGATGATTTTAACTGGTGAAAGGACGTCAGAACGCACGAATTTGCCCCGGTTAATTTGGGATGATTTTGGCATGCATTGATCCTATGCCGATCCAAGACGGCGAAATGGGCTAAGATATCTCGCGTTCTCTCTCGCAAAACTAAAACGTCGGTTCCTTCACGCGAGATCCAGATTTGGCGCCGTCGACTCCCGTGGCAAATCCTTCGAAATCACGACCGATAATAATGAGCGGCAACGACGCCAGTGATGCGATGCCGCCAATGATCAGTAGCGCATACGGCATCAACATACTTTGATTGTAATAGCCGCCAAATTGGACGTTCTTCGCAACGGTCGCGAGCAGATCCCAGTAGCCATACGCGGACACCAGAGGGCCGACGAATAGGAACGCGATTCCTAACCAGCCCATTCCATTAAATCTCTGTTCTATTTTCATAGGTGCCCCACCATGGCCACTGACGTAGAGACTCTTGTCGTTCAATTTTCAGCCGATTTCAAGCGTTTGGAGAACGCGATTAATCGGCAACGTGGTCAATTCACCCGCCAAATGAGCCGGATGGAAAAGTCCGCAGATGCCAGTGTGCAGCGCATAAATGCGGCGCTTGGAAACATCGGCAAGGGCACAATGCAAGACCTCGCTGCTCCCCTAACCGGCATTACTGCCGCATTGGGCACGCGCGAGTTGATGCAGTATGCGGATGCTTGGACGCAGGCTGGAAACCTCATTCGTTCGTCAGCGACGGCAGCTGGTGTTGGCGCACGTTCGCTGAATGAGTTGAAGGACGGTGCGAACGAAGCTCGGACAAGTCTCGAAGCCTATACTGACCTATATGCTCGGCTGATCAGATCGGCCTCCGCCGTAGCCAAGTCGGAAGACGAGATTGCTTTGGCAACGTCGCTTGTCTCGAAAGCCTTTAAGGCTGGCGGTGCGTCCGCACAGGAACAAGCTGCTGGCATTCTCCAGCTCGGGCAAGCTTTGGGTTCTGGCGTATTGCAGGGCGATGAACTCCGGTCGTTGCGTGAAAACGCGCCGGTCATTGCGAAGGCAATTGCTGACGAGTTTAAGACCACGATCGCAGGCTTGAAGCAGCTTGGCGCCGATGGGAAACTGACGTCCGATCGCGTGTTCAAGGCTATCCTGAATGCACAAAAGGGTATTGAGGCTCAGTTCAAGGCCACCAACGCGACCATTGCCGACGCCTTAACGCAGATTAATAACGAGTTTACCGCTTATATCGGCAATGCCGATAAGTCAGCTGGCGCGAGTAGGCAACTGGTTCAGGCGCTGCAGTATGTTGCTGACAACTTCAAAGAAATAGCCGACGTCGTCGCAGCCTTTGCGACCGTGCTGATTACCGCGTTCACGGGGCGGGCGATCGCTGGCGTAGTCGTCGGACTTGGCCAGGCCGTTGTTGCATTGGGCTCGTTCCTGACCGCACTTCGTACAGGTACGAGCGTAGTTGCCGCCTTCAGTGCATCGCTTGGGCCAATCGGCCTGTTAGCAGGTGCCGCGGCAGGTGCCGTCTATTTGCTCTATAACAACATGTCGTCTGGCGACCGTGCTGCGAAATCATTCAGCGATGCGGTCGACGAAAACAAGGTTGCGCTGGAAAATGCGGCTTCAGCTTCTCGACAGTATCAGACGGAACTGACGAAGCAGATTAGTCTGCAGCTTGAAGCAGCCAAGGCGGCGTACACGCAGGCGAGCGCAGACGCCGACGCCGCCGACGAAAGAGCCAAAACATTCTATAGAATGACGGGCTTGAAATTCGAGCCGTTTGAATATGCCGCTGAAAGCGCTGGCAATAATGCCATCGCATTAGCCGGCGCGGTCGATAAACTCGAAGTTCAGCAGAAGCGTGCCGAAAAGATCCTCGCCTCAACGCCATCGGGCTACGGTGGCGGCATCGCGACTACACCAGACGACAAGAAGAAGGGCCGCACGAAGAAGACACCCGCTGAGCGGTTCGACGGCGATATTCAACGTATCACCGACCGCACATCGGCTCTTGTCGCGGAGACTGAAGCGCAGCGTCAGATCAATCCGCTGATCAACGACTTTGGCTATGCCATGGAGAAGGCGCGCACGGAGCAGGAATTGCTCAATGCTGCGCAGAAGGCGGGTGTTGCGCTTACACCTGAGCTACGAGCGCAGATAGCGCAGACGGCGGACCAGTGGGCGCTTGCCAGTGCCGAGGCTAACAAGCTTGCCGAGGCGCAAAACCGGATCAAGGAAAGTGCCGAGGATATGGCGGCGTTCCAAAAGGACTTGGTCGGCGGGATCGCTGATGACTTCCTAAACGGCGCAAAGTCAGCGGAAATTTTCGCGAATGCACTTGGTCGAATCGCACAAAAGCTAATAGATATCGGCCTCGCGAATATCTTCGATACCGACAAGGGCGGCTTCAATTTATTCGGTGCTCTGGGTGGCATCTTCCGTAAAAACGGTGGACCGGTAAAGCGCGCAGGCGGTGGTATCGTTCGCGGTCCTGGTGGTCCCCGCGGCGACAAAATACCTGCGATGCTGAGCGACGAGGAGTTCGTCGTGAACGCAGCCGCCACTAAGCGCAACCGCGCCTTGCTGGAAGCCATCAACAGCGGTCGTGTTATCGGACTTAAGGATGGCGGCTCACCTCTGCGCGCCCCATCCATGCCGAGCCTGCGCTCATCTGCTGCGTCGCAGCAGGCCCAAGCCGGGATTGCCGACGTTCGTGTCTTTGTGGATCGCGACGGCAACTGGCAGGCCGAAGTCGAACGCATTTCACAGCGTAACTTAAAACAGGGGCTCACTGCTTTTGACAAAACGGGCGCAATGCGAACGGCACGCGATCTAAGGCAAGCCAATTCAAGGGGGCTAGCAAGGTAATGGCTGAACTTCTTCCAACTGGCCTTCGATATCAGCCGACATTCCCTCTTTTGAATCGTCCGGTCTCCATGTCTCAGTACGGGGATCGGGCGATTTCAGCGATTGAGAACGGCGATCCTTTCTGGACTTGGACGGCCAAAGTCACCGACCTGACGAATGCCAAGAGAAATTTACTTGAGGCGTTCATCGATCGGTGTCGGGGCGGTCAGGTTACGGTGCACTACACCCCAAAACACGTTTGCATCCCGCAAGCTTATTGGAGTGACGCTAATAACCCGGCAATCACTGGCACTGCGACATTGGCCGCGATCAACGGCAACACGCTCACCCTGAACGGTGCCGTGGTCGGATTGAAACTGATGAACGGCGATTTGGTGGGCTTTACTATCGGCGATTACAACTTCATCGCCCGCATCGTTGCTGATGCGACAGCAGCCAGCACGAGCGTGCAGGTGAAGATCGAGCCGTTCTTGCCGTCTTATATCACCGTCGGTGCGGCGGTTCGCTTCAAGAACCCGGTGATGAATATGCGGTTGATGCCGAAGACGTGGGAAATTGGCGATGGCAAGTTCCCCGATGCGTCGTTTCAGTTGATTGAGGTGCCGAAGTAGGCTTGCCTACCGCTGTCGACGAGCGCGAATAGCACGAACCCAGGTGTTGTTGAACATGATGGCCCCGATAACCAATGCGATGGCACCCATGGCTACCATGCCGATAGCTACGCCCTGGTCTCCGAACTGCTGATATAACCAGCCCGTTTTTTCTACTGCTTGGGCTGGATTTCCAAGGCGAAGAACACCTTGGATCAAGGCACCAAAACCGACAATCAACATGCAAACACTTCTAATCATGCCGGCCAGATATCAGCTGGGCGCGGTTCAATCCACCCTTTCGATGATTTGGCGGTAACTAATGGCCTTCCCAGCACGCCTACAGCAATTGCTCGACGAGGGCAGGGGCAAGATAGCCTCGGCCGTCAAAGTCGAATTCGGCACCGGCACTTATGGTTTTTTCTCGGGCAAAGGCAGCATCCCTTACGGCGGCCTCACGTACAACGGCAATACGCTAATCGACATCGATGAGCCTATGTATGCGCTCGGTACGGCAGCCCAGCCAGTGACGATGCGCCTGCCTGCCGCTGCTGATTTCGGACTTACGCCAGACAAGCTGAAGCTGATTGAGCAGGAAGATTACAAGAACCGTCCTGTCACGTTCTACGACTTCTATTTCGATCCAGACACGAACGCTTTCCTCCACGCCGAGCCGACCTGGTACGGCTATGTCGATACAATCGACCACCGCGAGGAAGGCGACAATGTCTGGCTGGAAGGCAATATCGAGACCGGTGCGGTCGACAACTTC